TTGTAGCAGGCATTTTCGGTAAAAATCAGCTTATGCAGATTCATTTTCGTTTTCCTCCTTCTTGGGTTTGGTCAGTTGCTTGGCTACCTGGTTGGTGCCGGTTGCGGACAAACCGCTGGATGCACCTAGGATAATCGCTACAAGCAGATTCTCGGTCTCCATGACACCGGGGACGCAGTAGAAAGCCACCACGCCACACACAGCACCCAAAACCATAGCGATCAAGGGAATGAACCGCTTGAACTTTTCGTCGCCACCCAGAGCGGTCTTGGTGACGTCAATGAGGGTGTAGACGATTGCCGCCAGTGCGGGAATAATTGCGATTTCGTAACTCATAATGCTCCTCCTTACTTGTGGGCTTGTTTGTTGAGATGCTTTTCGATCTGGTTAATTGCTTCGGTCACGGGGCCGTTACACCCCTGTTCCTTCAAGCCCATAAGGCAAGCAAGCACACCGTGTACCAATACGGTCTGTTCTTCCTTGATGGACTTGATGTCCTTGTCCTGCTTCTCCTGCTTCAAGAACCATCGGTAAATGCCGAAAACCGCACCGAAGATCACGCCCAGTGCAGTGATTGTTGCAGCCAAAGCAGACACATTGATTTCCATTGGCTTTTCCTCCTTGTAAAAATGGGTAATAAAAAAACACCCTTTCGGATGCTTGATTATGTGAGCCAGGTTGGCTTCTTTGGCACAACCATCGTTTCCGTTACATTGAGCCACGCCTTGTACCAGGATCGTAGCTCCAAAAGTTGCGATATAGATATACCCTCATACCACAGCTGACCACGGTTGATAACCGAGAAGCATTCGGTTTCCCGTTGTCTACGGTACTCCTCTTTTCGCTCCTCGGTCTGGTGGGTTTCGTATTCGTGCGGATCGAATACCAATTGTCCGCCCTCAAGACGGTAAGCATAGAATCGCTCTGAAAAGGGCTCCAACTCCGCCGGCTCCTGAGTCTCAATACCATCTAGCAGATTGCCGATCAAGGCAAAGCTCTGCACAAAACCACGCTCGTCACATATTACTTGCATTGCTAACCTCCTTAAGTGATGCCATACACGCTCGTAATTGCACCGGCACCGCCACCAACCGTAAGAGTTACTGTTGAGCCTGAATATTTCAGTTTAAATGCGCGGTAATTGGATTCGTCAGCGAACTGATAGTTGACATCCGATGTGGTTATAAGACCTTTGGGAACAACCGAACACAGCAAAGAACCGGAACTACTCACCCTGCCGACAATCACATAAAAGTTGTAACTGCCATAATTGAATGTAGTCGATCCGGTCGACAAGGTTCCGCTGTAAAGGGATGTAGCTGTAATTCCAAGGTTAGATCTTGCGGTTGCTGCACTTGTAGCACCGGTACCACCATTGCCCACTGGGATCGTAGAGCCGGAATGAAAGACGCTGTAACGGGTGCCGGGGTGGGTTGCGGTTGCGATATTAGGCGCAAAGTAAAGTGTGCCACCATAAGCGTATAAACGATCCCAAGTACCGCTGCCTCGATAAAAGTTAATACCTTCACCGGCAGAGTCAACTGCATCCGGGAACCATAGGCCATTGATGCCCACAATATCGGAGTTGTTAAGATGGAGACCATATGCACCGCTGTTCCAGTACTGACTTCCCGTGACGGATATGTTGACAGGCGCAATACTCTGTCCATTGACAATGGCTGCTACCGCTGCGGCTGCGGTTGTTGCGCCTGTACCACCCTTTGCAATAGGCAATGTGCCGGTAAGATTAGTCATTGCCAGCGATCCAGACAGGCTCGTTGCAGATACACTTGCTGCTGTCACCGATCCTGTCACAATCGCAGCACCATCTACATGAAGAGCCGCTTCCGGGTTTGGAGTATTAATACCCACCTTTTTCTTCCGTAGCGCCACTAGGGGCGTACCCTGGGGAATGACATAGTACAAATCCAGCGCAGAAAGGCTGTCCAGCTGGTCGCAGATTTGCAAATGGAAGTCATAGGAGGAGTTGGCATCCAGCGAACACAACTCCAAATTAGAGAAGTTGAAAGACGTGCCGCTTTTGGTGGTCGAGGACAGAATGTTTGTGTACGAGCCATAGGAAGTTGCGCTGGTCAGCTTATACCGATACCGCACCCGCAAAAGGCTGTTGCACTCTGCGGTGTCCGGCTTGATGGAAGAAATTGTGCCTTTGAAAATCAGCTGCATTTCTTCCTCGATATCATTGGTTCTGCGGAGAGAAATCTCCGATAATTTGGGTGCTTTATATGCCAGAACATTCACCGTCTGCGTAACACTCACCGTATAGCCGCGAGTATCTGTTGCCGTAACGACTACGGACATTGCGCCGGACTTGGCTATAGCACCGAGGTTGATGGCTGCACCGGTAGTGTTGGATACCGTCACGCCATTGCAGGTGGCGGCATACTTGACTATGGAGGCACCGTTCCGAGCGGTAGCTTGTGCAGGCGTTACCTCCAAATAGGAGTGACTTTGAATAAAATACTGGTCGTTTCCTGTAACCGCTACCGTGTTGGATCTGCTGTCCCGGGTCGTAAATGCACCCATTGAGGGACCGGAGTTTACTTCCGTTGTTTGTACGATACCTTCGCAAATAGAGGTATTGCCGATCTGCGTACTGCCGCTAAAGGTCTGTAGCTCAAACTTCATAGTGAACGACTTCACCGAAGCCATCGTGGACAGCAAGGTAGACCTTTGCGCAGCCGTTAGATTGATCGTTCTTGATGCCGTGCCCTTTGCCCAGCCGGAGATACCGGAGATAGTGAGGTGTGTTGTTCCGCCATAGGTAAGTTTGAGCGTGTGGGTGTAAGCGGCTTCATAGACGGTTACTCCCAGCACGATCCGGGCGTTGTTGTCATCCGCAGTTAGATCCGAAACGCTGTTAATTGTCGAGCCACCAAGCGTTTTGACATTGGTAGTTTTTGTTTCACCGTAGACATGGTTGCTCTTCTTTCGAGCCGATACACGAACCTGGTAGGTGGTATTGGGGGTAAGCCCGGTAACCACAGTAGTTGCTGTAGTGTTAGTGGTGGTATCGAAGTCGTTACCCGTCAAACCATCGTTTAAGCTATAGCTCCACTGATCTACCGTAGCGGATGCGTTGGCGGTAATCTTGAAGCTGTTAGCCGTAATGTTGCTAACAGAAAAAGACATTGTCGGTGCGGCTCGGTCGATGGCTGTAAGAGTGATAGTGGAAGAACCGTCAACAGTAAAGCCGTTAGAACCCTTTTCAGAAGTGTTCCAACCACGAACACTGATTGCAATGGAACAAGTGCCGGTGCCATCCTCTGCGTGGGGAACGGAAACATCGCCCCAAGGTGCAGCATCAAAACCACTATTGGTGATGATAGAATAGTAGCCCTCCAAGGCACTGTTATTTGCCATGTGGCCACCAAGGCCGGAGTTAAAGGTAACGACCGTAGTACCGTTGATGGACATCGTACCGCTCAAATAGTAGGTAAAGCCGTACCACCAGGTATCCTGGAATTGGAGGTCGGTAATAGTAACGACCGACTTGTTGTTTATTGTGTCGTAGGTTTCAGACCAAAGGATTTTCATTGATACGCCTTTGTTGCCTTCCACGATAAAAGAGCCACTTTTGCCTGTTGCCATTTACTTTCCTCCTTAGTCCAGAATGACAATGTTAAGCCCCTGGGATGCTGTAGGCATAGGGACAAACTTTGTACGACCAACCGTCAGTTCGCCATCCACGGTGGTCTTTTTTGTGATGGTTTCATCCTTATTCAGGGTGAAGATTTTCTCCTCGTTGTAGTAGCCGGAAAACTCTGTGTTGTTGATAACCGTCCGCTGCGCAGAGCTGGCGTTGGATACCTCGATGCCCCGGCGATCAATCTTAACCTCGGCGGTATAAATCTCATTGGGAGCCGGTGTCCACTTGTGGATCGTGGTACCCTCGGCAATGATAATATCCGAAACATAAAGCTTTCCGGAACGGTTGTAGATATCCAGCGTGAGTGTGCTGTCCTGCACATCCTCAATCACTCCGTGATATTCCGTCCAACCGAAGGTGGTCGTACCGCTGAAAAGATACGCTTCCTTTTCACCGTTATAGAGAACACGTAGATAGGAACTGTAGCCGGCTGCGGTTTTCTTTGCACGGACGGAAACAGCATAAGAAGTGCCAGTTAGAACTCCCGTGATCACCTGCTTCAAAGTGGAATTTGCACTTAAAACAAAGCAGGAGTCAGAGGTCGTGTTGTTCTGCACATCTGTTGAAGAGTCTGTGATAACCGTTCCGGTGTACACCCAATCATCCGTAACACCGTTAAGTCCGGCAGAGTTGCGGACATAGTTGATACCACCTGCAAACTGCTCCTGGATCGACACGGACAAACCGCTTACTGTGTGTTCCAGTTCAGAAACCTGCTCCTGCATTTCCAGCACTTTGCTTTGCTCCTCACCGAGATCCGTCTCTATGGTTTCCACCGTTTTTGTAAGGTTGGATACATAGCTGTTAAGACCATCCACAGAACTTTGGAATTCACCGAAACGAGTGGTGTGGGTGGAAACGGTTCTGCGAAGTTCTTCCAGATTGTTCTGAACCACCCAGGACGATCCGTCCCACACCATTGTTTCCGGGGGCGTTGTTGCTGTGTTCACCCACAGCATTCCCACATAGGGGTTTTCTGGGGCAGTATCCGTGGTTACTACATCGCAGATATTTGTGATTGTAATTTGAGCAACTGCCCGCATAAGATTTCCCCCTTACAGAGCAACCGTAACCATAAAGGTTGCCTTGGTATCTACATCCGTGTTGGATACAGCCAAGGTCTTACCGGTCTTGGAGCCGTTGGTGCCCCAGTCAGTGTCAACCACACCATCCTTGTTATACTTGGTCCAGGTATAAGTACCCTTGCCATCACTGTCGATCTCCGCACCTGCCTGGTAGCAAACTGCGGTAAGCACCGTGCTACCTTGACCGTTCTTGAACACATCACCACCGGTGGAGGTAATCACCACCTGGATGGGGTCGCTGTTGTCGATGAAGGTAGCCACATCCGTGAAGGTGCTGTTGTAGGTGCTAGATGCAGAGTCGGAGTCAGTTGCCACACACTTGAATACCGCATAGCTGTCAACAGCGGCAGCATAGACCGTAATGGTTGCGGTGGTGGTGCCGGTGTACATACCGGTCGTGTCAGCCAGCTTACGCCAACCAGTGCCGAAAGCGGCATCGTAGCCGCTGGAACTGGAAGAAGTAACAGAGCTGTCCATAATTGCCCACTTGTAGGCAACATTGGTAATGTCCACGATACTACCGCGCCACAGTTCAGCCTTTGCTGTCAAAGTAGCAACCTCGTTGTTCTTGAACACATTACCGGTAGGCGTGGTAACCAGCAGATCCGTAATACCGGAGCCGTTGACCACACGGGAGAAGGAAATGGTCAAGGGGTGTGTAATGGACAGATTGGTAGAGGGGTCTTTGTAGGTAACAACGCAGCGGTAATCGATACCGGGCTGACCTGCCATCACGTTGCCCTTGATGGTCAAGATGTGGCTTTTGGTGCCGGAAAGTGCGTAGTTGCCGGAACTGGTAATGGCAGTACTGGAGCTGCCCACATACCACTTGACAGAGGTAACGGCAGCAGAGGTGATCTGATCCGTGGTAGTACCAATGACATAAAGGCTGGGGGTCAGCACCACATTGGTAGATGCCCAGTTGGGAGAGTAGGTGTCGTTGTCGGGGTTATACATCTGGGTTTTTGCCAGATTAGAACCGATATAGCCAGTTAGGGTAAGCGCGTCATTGTAGTCAACGATCGTAAACTGGCCTTGTGCTTTGCTCATAGAAATCCTCCTTGTTTAGCCTAACAGGCTCATTCTTGTTGTGGTATCGATGAGATCGCAGAAGAAAGTAGCCTGCACATCCACATCGTCCTTTGTGATATTGACGATCTTAGAACCGCCAAAATGGGCAGCATTCCACAGAGCGTCAGCTTCGGGATCATCGGACACTCTTGTCCACACAAACTGGTTATCATCCAGCTGGTCGGTGATATTCTCATCCCAGGAGAACACCGTAGCATAGAGCGTAGTTTGAATATTGCCGTTCTTGAAGATGTTTCCGTTGGTGGAAGAGATCACCAAACGGTACATCTTCTGTTCCTCAATTCCGGTAATGCGGTCACTTTGCTCCTTGACCTCTTCCGAGGTTGCATAAGCACGCAGTACCACCTCACCGGTCTCCAAATCCCAATAAGACGAGCCGTCCTGAGATTGGATCACACCGGCTTTGATGATGTTTGCAACGAGACTACCGGAAGTGATAAAGTCCGCTACGATCTGCCCGTCTGCCGTGATAGCGGTCTCGTAGGGGCCGTTGTAGCCGTTCTTGGAGAAACCCAAGCCGCCCACATTCCAGCGCCACACATTCACTGCATCATTGACAGAGGGCTTATCGAGAATCAGCAGCTCATAAGGTTGCCCGTTATCGCTGTTGGTATGGATCACCACATAGCCACCGTTTTGACCGGAGATCAAGCTGGTAGCATTCTTGACAGCAGAATTGATGAGACTGGGAAATCTGTCAATTTTCGTCGAAACCTCTTCTGCTGCCGCTTCCGCAGATGCCACATCGTTCAGTAGGCTTGCCTTGGCGGTACCCAGCGTAAGGGAGATATACTTTTCTGCCAGCGTGTCATAAACTGTGGCGATGATCTTTGCCTTGCTGGTGATTCCCAACAGGCTGTGCCGGATCGTAACCGTATCGCAAAGAGATACACGCTCCAAAACAGCAGAGTATTCCGGATTCTTCCACAAAGCCTCAAAAGCAACTGTCAAGGTAGGCACAGCCACACCCAGCGGATTGTTGTTCAGGTAGTTGTTAGCCTTTGCCCGGAGCGCGTCTGCGGTAATGGTTTCTTCCTGCCCAAAGAACTCTGTAAAGTCCTTAATGAGCGTCCGCTTTTGGATCAGCGTAGTATTGATGATCGGCAACACAATCTCCGGTAAAGTAACCACCAGCTCTGTGCCGTCTTCGGTGGTCAAAACAGCAAAAGGCAGCAATTCCGTGTATACAGAACTGCTGTCATCATCGTGTTCCATAGAGGTCAGATTCTTGCCGTATTCAATGACCACACCGGTTTGGTTACCACGTGCTTGGTGATGAATCACCTGGAAGTTGTCCCATTCGTACTCACCGCCCCACAAATCCAAGAAAGAGCCGGCAACACCACCCAAACAAGCACGGATGCTTTGGGGCCGGCTGACCGAGAACTTCTTAGGCATAGAGTAGTCAGTACGGCAGGTAAAATTATGGGAAGTGGCTGTATCCGTGAACACCTTCTCCATTGCCAGTGCCGGGGAGATGGATTCAGACGACCATTGGAGTGCGGCCACATTGGAAAGGTCATAGGACAGATGCTGCGCATAAATCGTGACCGTGCCATCAATGGGCGTGGTGATTCGGTAAATGCGGAACATCTGATCCTTTGCGGTATCGTTTGGTTTTGCCTTAATGAGCCGCTCGGTACGCAGCTCACCGTAAAGCCGTCCGGAGGTGGGATACTTGAGAATGCACTCAAAGGCACCGTTCCGCTCTTCCGTCACCTCGCAGGACAAACATTCAGCCAGCACACCGATACCATATGTGTCGAAATTTGTCGAATTGGCTCGAAAGAGAACGGGAATCATAGGGTTTGCCACCTCGGTTCTATTTCGATCTTGGTAATGCCACCGGTAAAGGTGATAGCGTTTTCCCCGGGATACAGTGCCGGGAAACCGGACCCTTCTACTAGATCATTCTTCGGCATTGCCTCCTTGTAGAAATTCATCTGCTCGGAGTCGATCTCCAAATAACCATCCAGTTCAAGGAACTTCCAGGTGGAGTTATGGGATGCAGATTGGAGCGTAAGTGTGCCCTCACCGCTGCCGTAAACCTTGATGTAAGGCTTGCTGGGAAACGGATAGGGATTGTTAACAGTATCGCCTGTTGCGTACTCCGTCTGCATCCCGCCCTCTTCACTGTACTGGAAAGGCAAGCTGGAGAAACTGACGGTGAACAGACCGATCCGGTTCAGTTCATCTTCAATATCCAGCTTGCCTGCAAATACAGCTTTTCGGTAGAAGTTGGGATTGTAGGTATCCGTCAGCTGGTGGTACCGGTCGAGATCCGTGTATAGCCACGCTTTGACCGCTGCGATCTTAGTCGACAGCTCGGCTGCACTCTTTGCCGGAAGAAATACAGAATAGGTCACCTGCACATTGGGGAAACGGCCACCGGAGCGGATCAAATCACCGTCACGACCGGGGATCTCGTCAAACTCCATGCCATACTGGGGACCAGAAAAGACCTCCTTTTCCTCAATGCGCAAGCCCATATCCGAGGAGCGAATGCCCTTATATTCAAAATAATTCAAGCAAATACAACTCCTTTTCTCTTCGCAAATTGTCCGGCTGTGACCATAATCTCGTTGGTCAGCTGGTGAATATCATCGGTTGTGTAGTTGTTGAAGGTGGAAATATTCAGCACCAGCTGAAGTCCACCTTGCTTCGCTGTATCGGCAAGGGCACCACCAACGGTGCCGTGAACATTGCTGTCCACAGTAAAGTCCGTAGGCAGAGCTGTTTCCATATCCTCTGCCAAGCCGTGCATAACATCGGTTATGTCGGCACTCATACCTTCCGCAGCTTTGACGGCCTCCTTGCCATTGTCACTAATGGAGCCGGCAAGACCGTCCACCAGCATCTGGCCGATCCAGCCCATCTCTTTAGAGGGAGATGCGATTCCGAAGAAGTCGCAAATGCCGTCCCAGATACTGGAGATCCATCCGGACACCTTGTCCCACAGCCAAGAGGCCAAGGACTGGATGCCTTGCCATAGACCCTTGACCAGATTGACACCCACATCTGCCATTTGGGAGACACCCTTACCTAGTGCGCTGACAATACCCGTAATGATTTGAGGAATTGCCTTGACGATCTCGATAATGATGGTCGGCAGGTTCGTGATCAACGAGGTCAGCAGGTCGATACCGGCTTGGATGATGAGGGGGATGTTATTTAGGACCGCATTGATAATACCGGAAATGATATCCGGGATCGCATTGACGATCGTAACAATGATCTGAGGCAATGCCTTGACCAGCGAAATCAGCAGATCAATACCAGCCTGGATGATCTGCGGAATGGCAGAAAGTACAGCGGAGATAATACCTTCTATGATTTGTGGAATTGCTTCCACAATGGCCGTAATGATCTCCGGCAAGGCTGCCACCAAGGAGGTAATCAGCTGTATGCCGGTCTCAATAATCTGGGGGATCGCATCCAACAGGAACGTAATAATACCCAAGATGATCTCCGGAAGTGCTGCGATCAGCACCGGCAGAGCATCCAGGATGCCCTGGGTAAGACCCATAATCAGCTGAAGTGCTGCATCCAGGATCATAGGCAGATTGTCGATGAGGGTTTGCACGATCTGAATAACGACCTCAATAATTGTGGGGATCAGCGTAGGCAGAGCATTGGCAATGCCGGTAGCCAAGGTGACCACCGCCTGCAAAGCTGCATTCAGCAGCATAGGCAAGTTGGCAAGAATGCCGTTAACCAGTGCCAATACCAGCTGTAGCGCACCCTCCACGATTTGTGGCAGTGCGGCAATCAATCCCTGCAAAAGGGAAAATACGATTTGTGCTGCGGTATCAATGATGGTAGGAAGGTTGTCCACGATAGCGGTAGCCAACGACCCTACGATCTCACCGGCAATCTCCATCAGTTCCGGAAGGAACTCCATAAACATATCCAGGACTTTCGGTAGTATTTCGCCAATGACATCACTCATTTTGCTAATATCACCGTTGGCGTCCAGAATGCCGTTTGTGAACTCTCCCAGCAGAGCATTGCCTTCTGTCGCAAGATCCGTAAGGACCGGCAACAGCACGGTGCCAAGTGCGTTCTTGGCTGCGGTTGCACCCACATTAAGGTACTGCAACTGGTCGTCCAACGCACCGTAGGCATTGAGCATATCGTCACTGACAACATAACCAGCAGCGTGGGCTTGCTCACCCAACTCTGCCATCCGCGCAGCACCTTGTTCAATTAGCGGGTTCAGTTCCTGGGCAGACTTACCGAGGATCTGCATAGCAACCGCATCACGCTCGGTCTCGTTTTCAATCTTACCCAAAGAATCTATGATTTCCCAGTAGACCTCTTCGCTGTCACGCAGGTTGCCGTTGGCATCGGTAACGGAAATACCCAGCTTATCGTAGGCTTCTGCGTATGCTGCCGAGCCGTCTGCTGCGCTCTGCATAGACTTGATGTTCTTTGCCATCGACTTGGTCAGCGTTTCCGTAGAGACGTCAACCAGCTCGGCTGCATACATATATTCCTGCAGTTTGTCGGTGGCAATGCCGGTAACGGTGGACTCTGTCAGCACAGTATCAGCATAAGCAGCACCGGCTGTGGACATTTCCACAAGTGCCTTTGCACCGGCAATAGCCGCAGCGGAAACAGCAGCGAAGGCTGCCGTCATTGCTGCCGCTGTTGCTTTACATACAGAGCCTAATCCCTCGAAGCTACCCTTGGCTTCCTCGGACTCATCGGCAGCATCTTCCACATCGTCTGCCATATCGTCCGCACTGTCACCGGCATCATCCATACCTTTCTCGGCACGGTTGAGAGCTGCGGTGTTATCATCCAGTTCCTTCTCCATACCGATCAAGGCGGCTTCTGCGTTGTTCAGTTGGATCTGCCAAGCCTGGGTACGGCGGTCATTCTCACCGAAGGACTCCGCAGCGTTCTGCATAGCAGCACGGAGGGTTTCAACCTTCTGCCGCTGTGCATCCACCTCTTTTGTTAACACGCTCTGACGAGCGGTCAACGCTTCGATGGAGTTATCATTTTTGTCAAACTGGGCGGTGACCAGCTTCATCTCACTACCCAGGACTTTGAACTCCTGGTTAATTTCGGCTATGGACTTCTTGAATTCTTTTTCGCCTTCAAGTCCAATTTTCAGGCCAAAAGGATCTGACATGTCACCACCTCCTTAAATGCCGAAGGGAATAATATCGTCGATAAAGACCTCACGCTTGGGCTTGGCAATACCGTGGTACTGCTTGTGGCATTCCCACAGATCTAGGAGTAAACCGAAGGGTGTTAACCACACCTCATCCTGCGTCATTCCCAAATGTGCCAAGCCATAATAAAGCAGTCGGGTAAACAGCTCCTCGTCTGTTACCCGACCGCCACGTTTTTTGCGTCTTTCTCGCTTTCAATATTCCGCTTTGTACCCTTGTACATAGCCTGGGTGATTGCTACCTTGTAGGTTGCCAGGTCTGCCGGCACCGTCAGCAATTCTACCAGCTCCTCGGTCAGCAGTTCCCGGGGCTGATCCTTGTGTTTCAGATTGTGAATCAAGATGGACTGGTTTGCCAGAAGCGTGATCAGCCACACGATCTCACTCAGCGCCATCTCAAAGTTCTCAGCCTTCATCAGCTGATCGCCCAGGTTCTCCAAACCGCCGTATCGACCGGCGATTTCCTTGGTTGCCTTGGTAGTCAGCAGAAGAGTGTATTCCTCATCACCAATGAGGATCTTTGCACTGCGTTCGGTTTCCATATTGAACCTCCTTAGTTAGTGGGAGCAGTGGCAGTATAGGCAGGTTCGTAAACCTCCTTGTACCAGTTGCTGATGGTAGTAGCTGTAACGGTAGGATCTCCCTCGGTGACCTCTGCCTTCCAGGGGTGCTTGTTGGCTGCATCCAGCTTGTTCCGGCGCAGAATCGTACCCTCAATGGTGGGGGTGTTGAAGGTGATGCCGTCGCCCTTGGTAGCCAGCGCAGTAGCAGGGATACCAAAGATCACACGGTACAGCCAGAAATACTTGTACTTGCCATTGGACTTCTTGGCACGGAAGCCAACTGCAACAGGGCTGCCACCATCCTCGCTGGTGGCAATGACGACACCATTCTTATCGATGGTCGCACCGGTAAGGTCGGAAGCCAAAGTTGCGCCAATGTCATCAATGCCCAAAGACAGCGTGCCGGACTTAAACTCCTTCACGATCTCTGCGGCACCGTCATCTGCATACAGAGTAGCCTCTGCCAGTTCCACAGAAAGGTCAGCTGTCATAGCCTTTGCCATCTGCTGGGGAGCTGCGTAGGTTTCATTACCATCTGCGTCCTCAGTGATCTTGGCGTAGTACAGTTTGTCAAGACCGATTGTTGCCATGTCTATTCCTCCAATTCATAGTATTTGGCTACATCAATGGTGTATTGGTGGTAGCCTGTGTCGTTTTCATGACCGTTGTATCTACGGTCAGTTATGGTGATTT